GTAATACCTCATCTCCAAGAAAAATAGCTACATGATTTAAAGTTGAATCTAAAATACTCATCAATAAAACATCTCCAGACTGTAACTTTTCATCCGATCTTAGTTCTCTAAATCCTGTTCGCCAAGCATAACTTTCAAACAAAGGATCTTTCATAAACTCTTCTGGAGTAATAGGTCTTTCATAATCTTTCAACTCTATACCTTTTTCCTGTTTGTAATAATCTCTTACTAAACTCCAACAATCTGTAATACCCCATACCCATTCCCGACCAAGTAAAGGTGCTTCATATCCTTGCGGTTCATAATATCCCCATTGTTTTGTTTTCGGATTAACAATATACCACGGAAGTCCACTTTGTTCACAAGCAACTTTATCTGCCTGACTAGCCTGTGGAGGTGTTGTCGGATGACTATGAACGACAGCAGTAACTTCTCCTACATTAGTAGCCTTTACATAATCTTCTGGATCTAAAATAAAACATTGATGTCCTGTCATTGAAAGATTACGACAAGGATAATATCTTTCTTTTCCTCGAATATTTAACAAAAGACCAACAGATTCCTTTGGATCTTCTGTTTCAGCGTGATTGAGTGCAGCGTCTTTCCAATTCATGTTGTAATCGTACCAATAGAAGGAAACTCGGCTCTAGTACATTGTCTGTTAGGAGCACGAATACCAGCAAGATCAAATACAGCAGCTAATTCAAATTGAACCACCTCTCTGTTTTCTGCTGATTTTCTATCTATTTTATATATTTCCTGCGGAAACTCTGCCGTAGCATCTGGTGTTCCATAAGGATTTATGTCTCCAGGAAAATTAACGGCATCCAAAAATCTTGCCAGAGTTCTGATACGAGTAACAGTTGCACCAGTAAGATCATTACCAGTAGTTGTTGTATTTACACTTAACAAAATAGCTGTGATAGTTCCTAGTGCATTGCTGACAGTTAATGTAGGTCTAGGTAACTGTCCTTTTCTAAAAGCAAAACCTTCTGCCTGTATTGGAAATCTTTGATAAGTATTACCAGCCCAAACTATCTCTCCATTATCTTTAAGACTACTACCTGCATGAAACCTATAAATAGTAGTAGCACCATGCAAACTATTATCAAGTTGTAAGGTAAAAAGTTCAATTATTGCTGACGGATTTGTATTCTGAAGATTACTAACAATAGCAGAACTACTCATGGTTCAAACACCTCTCTAAATGTTGCTTGAATTGTTGCTCTATTGTTATATGGTATAGATTTATTCCAAATCTCGCAAACATATTGTCCAGCACCAGATAGCGTGATCGAAACATTACCACTGTTAGTAGCACTGGCAGCAGCAGTAACAGTAAATACATTTGAATCAGTAACCGAAGCGACAAGGAAAGTACCATCAGTTGCCGATCCAGATGTGTAATCAATCGTAAGTTCATCTCCTACTGCTACACCATGACTTGAAATCGTAATTGTTACTGTAGTTCCTGATTGAGAGTAAGTTCCTGTCTTTGTAAACCCTTCTCCTGGTGGAGTAAAAGTAAAACTGGCACTATCATTAGCACGACTGTCAAGAAAGCCTTCTATGGTGTCCGCATCCGTTTCCGATACGTTGAAAGTAAGGTTGAATATTTTAGGATTTTGATGAGCAGCAAGTCCAAATAATATTCTATGTTCATATCCATCAGCAAAACGAACTGTTCTAGTATTTGGTGCAGATCTTTTTTGCTGTCCGTATGTTGGTGTGATTGATGGAAAAGTAGCCATTATGCAAGTAAACCTCCAGGTCTTTTCTGTTTAATTAATTCTGTCTCTATAGCTGCTGATAATGCAATACCTAATGCTCTACCTTCATCTTCATCTCCTTCTACATTAGAACCAGAAGCGTCTACATTAACAACTATATTAGTTAAACCACCACCAAGAGCTTCATTTGGTGTGATACTGCCACCTACTCCTGGTGTAAATAATTCTGGCCCTCGTTCTCCAACTATATATGGCCTACCACCCGTAACCCTTCCTCCATCTGCCATTCCACTAATAGATGGCATCTGGATATTAAATAAGTTTTGAAATAGACCTAAAAAGGATTTTTGTAAACCTAAAGCAAATATTTGTGCAGCAAGATCTAAAAAGTAATCACTAATTCTATTTAACATACTTCTAAAAGCATCTGAAACTGTCATTGTTCCCTTAACAATCCCTTTAAAGGCATCTTCAAAACCTAGTTTCATTTCTTTACTTACATCAATAATTATTCTTTGAGCTTTTTCTAGTTTTTTCAATTCTTCTTCTGGTGCTTTAAACTCTTCTAAAAACATTAAATTCTCTACATTTGCACTAAGAGCATCAACTAATTCTTTTGCTTTAACAGTACTTAAATCAAATTCTGCTGGAAGTTTATTTAATGCTTGTTGCAATAATAATGTATCTCCTAAAATTTCCTTTAAACGAACATCAATTTGTTGTTTTGCACTTACACTAATTAACCTTTCTCCAGTTCTTGAAAAAGTAGTATTTTTAGGATCATTTAATATTTTTTGAATCTCTTCATCATCTTTTATCACCTGTCTAATAACTTTTTCGAAATCTTCATTAAAAAATGTCTGAATTTGTAAATCATTTAATGCACCAAAAACTTTTCTAACTGAACTAACTCCAACAGTTTCAAATTTCTTTAAATCATTTTCAAATCTAGTTTGAAATCTTTCAGACTGTTCAGAAGCTAATAAAGAATTTTTAATAAACTCGTTTGCAGCTTCAGATCCTTCTGTGCTTAATATTTTATAAGCTTCAAATTCTTGTCCTAATGTTAATTTCTCGCTTAATGTTTGTATTCTATTTAAAGTACTTGAAAAATCATCTAATCCTACAGTTGCATCAAATGTTGCTCTATCTCCAAAAATTCTTGCTAAATTTAAACCTCCGACATCTTGAAATTTACCAAACTCTTTTGTTACTTGAATAGCTTCTTCTTTTGTAATCTTTAGATCTTTTGCTAATTGTTTAATTTGTGTTCTAGTAATTTTAGTATTAATTCCTTGATTTTGTAATTCTACATTTAATTCTTTTATTGCTTTTCTAAAATCTATTATTTTTTGAATTTCTTGAGCAGCAGCAGTAGCAACAATAGAGCCAGCAAAACCAAATCCAGGAGATAAAGCACCTCCAGCTAAACCTCCAATACCACCAGCAGCAGCACCTAAACCACCTTGACCAAATAATAAAGGAAAACCACCACCAATTAGACCACTTTGCAAACCACCTCTAATTCTTCCAGAAACTCCAGTTTGAGAAGCAAACATACCTCTAGGATTAGCTCTTCTTCCAATTCCAAGTCTTTCTGGAAGTGTAAGCCTTTTTTGAGGAGGAGGTATCATAGGTGCTTCAAAAGCATCTCTAGTAGCTTGTTGACTTAATATTTGTGATGATTTTTTAGTAAATGCAGAAATATTTTTAGTATCTTTTTGAATTTTTGTTGCAGCTTTACTAAATGCTAAAAATCCACCCTCTGATCTAATTGGTTCTACTGGCCCTATTCGACCTCCTATTTGTCCAAAGTCTCTACCAGAAACCCCACTAAACACATTTCTAAATTTAGCTCTTCTAGAAGCTAAAATATTTTCTTCAATTCTACTCTTAACATCAAATATGTTTCCTCTAACATCAGAAGTTAAAGGACTAAATTGACCTCTTAATTTTAAATCATTTACAGCCTGTGCTGTTTGTCTATTTAGTTCGCCTTGTATTTGTAATTTTTCATTTTGTTTTGCTGCTGATTTTATTTCTAAAGCTAATAATGCTTCTTGTAATTCAAGTTCTTGTCGTTTTGTAGATACAATTTTTTCTGCTAATATTTTATCTGCTGATTGAGAAAACTTTAAAAAACCACCTGATGTTTGTTGAATTGGTCTATTTTTTCTTGCATTTCTTTCAATAGATTTTAAAACAGGATCAACTGCTAATCCTCTTCCTTGAGCAGACCTAACACCTGTTAATAATTTATTTCCTAATGATAATTCTTTATTTAATTCTTTTTGTGCTGCAACTAATTCTTTCGCAGCTTTTTTTTGATTAGATGTACCTATAGCAGCTTCATTAAAATTTTTCTTTGTATCCCCTACAGCTTTACTTAAGCTATTAAAACTTCTAATAACTAAATCATTATTCTTACCTAATAACTTCATATTTATATTTACTACCTTACTTATCTCTTCTGTCTGTTTTATTTTCTTATTAAATGCGTCTAATTTTTGAGCACCTTTTAAAGCAACAGCAATATCAACAGTATAATTAGCCACTTGATATTAAAATTAAAACATTTCTTCTATATTACCTTCTTTTGCCTCTTAAGGCATTAGTTTTTTGTGCTTGTTCTTGTTGTTTTTTATATTCTTCATGTTCAATTTCATTATATGCAGCCCAACCTATCATCTCTTCAATAGTAAGAGTCTGACATAATTCAGCAACAGTTTTATGTAATTGTTTAGCTAATCCATAAATAAACTGCCAATCTTTATTAGCTTTTTAAATCGGCTTTAGCCTCTTTAACCTCCTTGTCAGCACCAATAGTAATCATTGAAATTTGTATTTCTTCAAGAATTGATGCTGAAATTTCTCTTCTTAATGAAGCCTTATCTCCATCTTGAAAAAGTCTTACTCCATCTTTATCTAATGCTTTTTCAATCATCATCTGCAAAGCATAATCATTAGTATCATCAGTTTTTGATTTTGCTTGTATTGCCTCTCTTTCTGCAATAGTTAAAGGATGCCAATAGATGCTAAGAATAATCTCATCATTCTGTTTTACATCATGCTTGTAAAGTTGAGAAACTCCAAACTTGTTCTTTAAAAGATCAACTGCTCTAGTCATGTTAATGTATAGCTATTATCATTATACTAAGCGTTGGCAGTAAATTGACAAGATATTAAGCCTAAAAAATGTGAAGAATCATCACGTTCAATCGGTGTGACTCCAACAACATCAAGAACTCTTGGAGTACAACTAAATGTATCGGTATAGTTAGAAGCATTAACGGAAGTAAGTCCATCAATAACTGCCTCTCCTAAAGCAGATAAAGTTGAACTACCTTTTCCTCTTGGAACATAAATATTACATTGAATAACACCAGAATAAAAATCCTGTGATGCACCTTGAGTTTGAGTTGTTGCCTGTGCAAAATCAACAGACATAACAATATATTTTTTAGTTTTACCAGGAGTTTTATAAACCATGTTGTCATAAACCATTTCAACAGTAGCGTCTACTGCTGCAACTGCGTCTGTTACTGCTTTTTCAAAAGCTGCTCTGGTGTTAACTAAAGTCATGGATTAGTGTAATCAACAAATACATCATCAGTACCACCAAATAAACCGAAACCTTGCAAGTCTCTTACATTCTTAGATTCATATTTCACTCCAGAACCATAAGTACCAACGGCTAATTTTGGTTTCTTGTCTGTAAATACTTCATTAATTATTTTTCCTAATTTTCCTTGCACATACTGAGGTACTCCACTTCTGGGGGATGCCAAGGCTCTAGCTGCATATTCTGATCTATTACCAACAAATACTTTTGAAAAGGGCTTAAAATTAAATGAAAGAGTATCAAGAAATCTAGGCTCGACTACTGCACCAGGAGCTTCTACACCCATTCTTGATGGTTTGATATTACTCCACGGAGCAAATTCTTTTCTAGATTGATCTGGTCTAGGTCTTTGTGTACTTGCTGTCCAACTAGAAGCAAAAAATCCAGTATCAACAGGACTATTCTGTTTTGTAGATAAATCAGTAATTACTGTTCGCACAAAAATATTCAAATCCCTCTCTAAATTACCAGTAAGATCTTTACTTATATTCTCAATACTTCTACCTAAAGCCATTAGAACCTCACTAATAAAGTAAACAAATAAGTCTGTCCACCTTGTCTTGTATCTATATTAACTATCTGTCCTACTCTTGTAGATCCAGCATAAGTTAATGTAACTTCATCTTGAAAATCAGGTTGATTATCTCCAA